AATGGCTACACAAAGCCAGAAAATCAATCAACAAATAATGAGGTAAAAGATGCACTATAATATGGTGAAAAGAGCATCCAGAGCTTATCTGGAAGAAATAGCAAACAGAGCACATGAAATGCCTGAAGTCTATAAATGTATAAACACATTACAGGAGACAGCGTTTACAATAAACATTCCTGTATACCAGGTTATGAGGACTATTCATGACAAGGGATTAGCAATTGCTGGTCTACCTTCTCATAAAATAGAGGAACCTACTAAACCTTTTGATATAGCAACTAATGAAGTAGCAAGAAAAGATTACAGCAGGAGGAAAAAAGCTGTATGTGATTTTAATGCTACAATAGATAGTAAAGCATTATTGACTGAAAAAGTTTTTAGTGTTGCAGATACATACCAACAATTTTTAGAGTTCTGGTTTCCATTACAATATGATTTTAGATATAGAATTTATTGTGTACCTGAAGGATTAAACTATCAGAATAATGATTTAGCAAAAGGTCTATTGTTATTTAGAAATGGTAAACCTTTAGCTGGTGAAGGAGCTGTAAGAAAGCTTGCTATCCATGGAGCTAATATGTTTGGTCACGATAAAGATACATTAGACAATAGAGTTAAATGGGTTGAGGAAAATGAAGAACATATTAAAGCAACTGCTGAAGACCCACATAATCACTACGAGTTTTGGGCTCATTGTTCCGAACCTGTACAATTCTTGGCATTTTGTTTTGAATGGAATAATTTTTGTAAATCAAACAAATCATTAAAGTTTATTACACATTTAATTTGTTATTCTGATTGTACTAATTCAGGTTTACAAATTTATTCTGGATTACTTAAAGATGAAATTGGTGGCCAGGCTGTAAACTTAATACCAAGTAATAAGGTTCAAGATGTATATGGTGAGGTTGCTTCCAAAACAAAAGAACTTCTTGAAAAAGAAGAAGATAGTTTGCTACGAGATATTTGGTTAGACTATGGGATAAACAGAAAGACTACAAAGAAAGTCACTATGTGTATTGTCTATGGACTTACACAATTCTCTTGTAGAAAATATATCCAAGAGTACCTGGAGGATATGGAAGAAGAAGGTATTGAAATTCCTTTTTCTACAGACAGAAATCCTAAACCAGAAACTCCAAATATATTTAAAGGTTCAGCTTATCTTTCAAGATTAGTTTGGAAAGCTTTAGATGAAGTTATCTTATCTGCTAAAGAAGCGATGAAGTGGTTGCAAACAGTATCTAAATTAGTTTCTGAAAATGGATTGCCTGTTGTATGGACAACTCCAACAGGAGCTATTGTTCAATTAGTCTGTCCACAATTAACAACTAAAAGAGTTAATACTTATATGGGTGAAAAAATATTTAGACCAAAGAGTGGTACATATACACCTGATATTAGGAAAGTTAATATTGCTGTTGAAACAAATAAGATAAATAAAAAAGCTGTAGCCAATTCTATAGCTCCATGTTTTTTATTCACTAGATGCTTCGTTATTAATGAAAGCAGTATGTAAAGCTAGTGAATATAGTATTGAGAACTTTGCCTGCGTACACGATAGTTTTGGTGTACTAGCTACAGATGTATCTACTATGAACATAGCATTAAGAGAAGCCTTCGTAGAAATATTTGATAACAAAAATTTATTGAATGAATTTCTTAAGGAGGTTGAACTTCAGGTTCCTAAAAACTTAAGACATAAAATCCCAGCACTTCCTGCACAAGGAAACTTGGATATTAAAAATGTATTAGGTAGTTATTATTTTTGTAGTTAAACCACTACGCTAGCGTTCTAAAGAGGACACTATAGATGAACAGAAGCTTCATCAAATTAATAATAACCAAAGAACCAGGAGGGTTCAGATGCAAAAAGCACAAACATATACTTCTCCTTTTGGTAAAGCCATATATCCACATTTGACAAAATGTGATGTGAGGTTCAAACCAGAAGGTGAGTACAAAGTAGACTTAAGTCTTAAGGATACTCAAGCTCAAGAGTTGATAAAAATTATAAAACAATATCAAATCAAAGCTGTCAATGAGGCTAAAGAAAAATCAAACAAACAAACTATAAAGGAACATAACCCACCTTATAAAAAAGATGAGGAAGGTAATGTTATCTTTAAGTTTAAAATGAAAGCCAGTGGTACCAATGGTAAAACTGGAGACACTTTTAAACAAAGGCCAGCATTATTCGATAACGAATTGAAACCTATTAGTACAGATGTAAATATCTGGGGAGGTTCAATACTTCGTGTAAGCTATCAACCATTTCCTTGGTACACTCCAGCACTTGGTGCAGGTGTATCGTTAAGACTTAAATCAGTTCAAGTAAAAGATTTAGTTGAGGGTGGTGGACAAACTGCTGAAGCAAATGGCTTTGATAAAGTCACTGGCGACAGCTCAAGCAAAAATGGGTCGGAGAATGAGGAAGTTCAAACAGAAGTTTCCAACGCAACCGACTTCTAAATTCAAATCAAAGCTTGAGGAGGATTTTAATAATTATTTAGTCAAACAGAATATTAAGTTTGGTTATGAAGATTATAAAGTTTCCTACCTCAAGCCTGAAAAATTATCTAAATATACGCCAGACTTTAATTGTCCAGCATTAGATAATTTAAAAATAATATTTGAAACAAAAGGTCAGTTCCTAACTTCGGATAGGAAGAAACATTTATTCATTAAATCACAACATCCTCATTTAGATATTCGATTTGTATTCTCAAATTCTAAAACAAAAATAGGAAAAAAATCAAAAACAACTTATGCAAAATGGTGTGAGCTTAAAGGCTTTAAATACCATTGTGTTTATTCAACCAAGAAACTTTTACCAGATAACTGGGTTAAGGAAATTCAACAACAACAGAAAAAATTATGAGCAGAAAATCAACAGACTATTTTATAATACATTGTACAGCTACTAAACCATCTATGGACATTGGCTTCGAAGAAGTAAATCGTTGGCATAGAGAACGAGGATTTTTAAGCTGTGGCTACCATTTTATTATTAGAAGAAATGGTGTCATTGAAGATGGCAGAACTACAGATGCAGTCGGAGCTCACTGTCGTGGGAAAAATCATAACAGTATAGGTATCGCTATGGTTGGTGGTGTCACTCAAGATGACCACACTAAAGCAGAAGATAATTTTGAAGGAGCTCAATGGAATAGTTTAAAAACATTATGTGATGAACTACATGAGAAATATCCAGAAGCAGTTGTAAAAGGTCACTATCATTTTTCTGATAAATTCTGTCCTTCATTTGATGTAGATGATTGGGCTAAAACAGATTTACTTTGGGTAGAAGGAGACTTGTTGCCTGGTGATGAAGGTTATGAAGAGCCAGGAGAATAATTCAGAATTTGTAAAACACGAACCTTGTCCACAATGTCAATCAAGAAATAACCTAGCAAGGTATTCAGATGGTCATGGCTGGTGTTTTGGATGTGGCTATAGAGAGCCAGCAAGTGGAGAAACAAATGAATTTAATAATATAAAAATAAAAACAGATATGATTACAGGTCAAGTGGAGGCGTTATCAAAAAGACAAATTGATTTTGATACTTGCAAATTTTTTAATTATCAAACTGGAACTTACAATGGTCAGCCAGTTCAGATAGCTCCTTATTATAATTCTAATTACCAAGTTGTTGCTCAACACATTCGATTTCCTAATAAAGATTTTATTTGGTTAGGAGATATGAATGAAGTTGGATTATTTGGACAGCACAAATGGAAGGGAAATCAAAAAATGATTACCATAACTGAAGGTGAAGTGGATGCTATGTCAGTATCTAAAGTTCAAGGAAACAAATGGCCAGTAGTGTCAGTACCTTCAGGAGCAAAGTCTGCAAAAAAATATATTAAAAAGAATTTAGAATATTTAGAAAGTTTTGAAAAAGTAGTTTTAATGTTCGATAATGATGAAGCTGGTAATACTGCTTCAATCGAATGTGCACAATTGTTTACTCCAAAAAAAGCTCTTGTCTCTAAATTACCTCTGAAGGATGCTAACGATATGTTGGTATCTGGAAGAGGTAAGGATATTATAAATCATATATGGAACGCAAGACCATATACACCTGAAGGCATTATTGCTGGAGCTGATACTTGGGATTTAGTTATGCAAGATGACAGCAAAGAATGTACTCCATATCTTTGGGAGGGTCTTAACAATAAAACAAAAGGTATTCGTAAGGGTGAAATAGTTTTATTTACAGCAGGTAGTGGAACAGGAAAGAGCCAGGTCTGTAGAGAAATTGCATTTGATTTAATTACTAAAGGTAAGAATGTAGGCTACATAGCTTTAGAAGAAAGTGTAGCTAGAACTGTAAGAGGTTTAATCTCTATAGATTTAAACTCTAAAATTCACGAAGAAGAAATTAGAAGAGATTTTTCAGAGGAAACATTAAAGAAGTCTTGGGATAAAATTCAAGGCAATACATATTTCCACAAACATTTTGGGTCTACAGATAGTGAGAACCTAATGTCTAAAATAAGATTTTTAGTCAGAGGATGTGATTGTGATTATGTAGTATTAGACCATATCAATATGGTTGTCTCTGGTATTGAAGGCGATGAGAGGAAGTTAATTGATTATACGATGACCAGGCTACGAAGTTTAGTAGAAGAATTAAATTTTGGATTAATACTGGTATGCCACATGAAACGATTACCAGACAAAACTGGACATGAAGAAGGAGCCATAACATCTTTAAGTCATCTTAAAGGCAGTCATGGACTAGGCCAGCTTACAGATATTTGTTGTGGATTAGAGAGGTCACAGCAGAACGAAGAGACTAAAGATATTCTAACAATCAGAGTTCTAAAAAATAGATACAATGGAGATACTGGTGTCGCTTGCTCGCTTCATTACGACAGGGAAACTGGGAGATTGTCTGAAGGCGATTTTTCTAATGTCCAAGAATAGTGAAAAACAAATAGATGATGTACTTCGTGAATATATAGAACAATGCGATGAGTTTGAAAACTTGGATGATGATGATAAAATTTTTATTTATTCGTCATTAAAAAAGATTTTAAAATTATTACACTTGGTAATTAAATATCCAAATGTAAATCCAATTTTATTTGTTCACACACCGAAGACTAAAGATATTATTGAAGAAGCATTTTATCATGTTGCTCCTGTAATACCCACAATCTTAAACATAAAAATAATTGTAATGCACTAACTATGAAACTTATATTTGATATAGAAACCAATGGCTTCCTTGAGGAATGCTCTGTAGTACATTCAATAGTAATCAAAGACATAGAGACAAACCAAGTCTTTTCATATTATGGAGATAAAATTGGTAGAGGTCTTATGTTATTAAATGGTGCTAACTTATTAGTTGGCCATAATATTTTAAAATTTGATTTAGCAGTTCTTAAAAAATTGTACCCAAGACAGTATGATATTAAAGCTGAAATATTGGATACGCTATTAGTAAGCAGACTTATATGGACTAACCAAAAAGAATTAGATTTCCAGAAAAAGGAACTTCCTCTAAATTTAGCAGGAAGACATTCTTTGGAAAGCTGGGGGTATAGACTTGGATTACGAAAAGGAGAGTTTGCTAAAACAAATGACTTCACTGAATGGTCTGAAGAAATGCAAAAGTATTGTGAACAAGATGTAGAAGTCACTCACGAACTTTATAACTTAATACAAAAACTAAACTATTCGCCTGAAGCAATTAGGCTAGAACACGACTTTGCCAGATGTATTCATCTGCAAGAAGCACATGGATTTCATTTCGATGTGGCTTCTGCAAAGAAGCTGTATGCCTCACTTGCAAACAGAAGGTTGGAGCTTGAGAAATCTCTAGTTTCAACCTTCCCTAATTGGAAGCAATATATTGGAACCTTTATTCCTAAAAGAGATAACAAAACTTTAGGATATAAAAAAGGTGTTCCAGTTAAGAAGTATAAAGAAATGACTTTCAATCCTAATAGCAGAGACCACATTAGTAATAGGTTAATGAATAAAGGATGGAAGCCAAATGATTTTACACCAGATGGAAAACCTAAAGTAGATGAAAGTGTTTTATCTAAATTAGATTATCCTGAAGCTAAACTATTAGCTGAACATTTTCTGGTACAAAAACGAATAGCACAACTAGCCGAAGGTAATAATGCCTGGCTAAAATTACAAAAGGATGGAAAAATTTATGGAGGCGTTATCACGAATGGTGCGAACACTGGAAGGTGCACTCATCAAAGACCGAATGTGGCTCAAACACCTTCAGTGGGTGTTCCTTATGGCAAAGAATGTAGGTCTTTATTTACTGTGCCTGATGGTTTTCAGCTTATTGGTTGTGACGCTAGTGGTCTTGAACTTCGTTGTCTTGCTCATTATATCGGTGCATTCGATGAGGGAAGTTTTACGAAGCAATTACTCGATGGGGATATTCACACCTACAATCAAAAACAGATTGGCTTACCAACGAGAGACTTGGCGAAGAGGTGCATCTATGGTGTCATCTATGGCATCGGAGATACAAGGCTTGGTTCAGTTGTTGGCAAAAGCTCTCAAGAAGGGAAACGAATAAAAGCTAAATTGTTTGAAGGTTTGCCTGCATTAAAAAGATTAAGAGATAATGTAATTGTTAAAACTAGAAATCAAAAATATTTATTAGGTTTAGATAAAAGAAAATTAATTCCAAGGTCGGAGCATTCGAGCTTAAATTTATTAATCCAAAGTTGTGGAGCTTTAATTATAAAGATGGCCACAGTTATATTACACAAAAAATTAAAGGAAAAAGATTATGATAAAGATACCTGTTCTATGGTTGCTCATGTTCATGATGAGCTACAACTTCAGTGTAAGTCTGCTTATGCAACTGAAGTAGGAGAACTTGCAGTTCAATCTATTAAAGATGCAGGTACATATTTTAATTTAAGGTGTCCTTTAGATGCTCAATATAAAATAGGAAATAACTGGGCTACCACTCATTAAGTTGTTGGTGCCCTCAGACAGACTCGAACTGTCACTCCCAAAAGGGCAAGGATTTTCGTACCACTATAGCTTTCGCTACACTTTCGTTTTGTGGTCTGGACTATACCTTAAGCAGTTAAGCTTCCTAGTGTCTAGTCTCTACACCTCACATTCCTCAAAATGTTTTGGCTCGGTATTAGCATTTAAAAGCTTTCACCGAATTTACCAGGTTCTACTTCCGAGCTTTCGCTTGGAGCACTCAAATTAATATTTAAGTCCTTTGTGTCTACCAATTTCACCATGAGGGCATTCAACAACAAAGAGGTTTTACAAAATATAATCATGTTTAACAACAATAAAGATTTCGATTTTGACCTAGCTAGAGGAGTTCACTCCGAAAAGTCTATAGGTAAAATACTAGGATTAGATAAGGATAAATTCGAAGTTAAATCAGAGTTTGGTTTCTGGCAGAAGTCAGGAAACCTTTGTATTGAGCTAGCATTTAAAGGAAATCCTAGTGGATTAAGAAGCACTAAAGCCAAGTGGTGGATACACAGATTTATGCTGAATAAAGAAGTGTGCATTGGTCAATGGATTACAGAAGTTAAAGTTCTCAAACAAATAGTCAGAAAATTTATCAAAGAAAATAAAAAACGAAAATCACAAAT